CTTTGATAGTAAGTAACTTTTTGTCCGTAAAGGTTAATTATTTCTTGCCAGTAATTATTAAACACATCCTGTTCACATTCGAGTGTTGATTTATTTAAAAATCTAAAACAAGGGTTAACTGGTTGTGAATACGGATATACTTTAGCTGAATTACTACCTTTATATCTTGCTATTGACATATTATTTTGTTTTTACAAGTTGTATGCTACCGTTAGGTCTTTTCACCATGCCCACACCAGTACGTTTAAGACCTTTAACCTTACCTACTGGCATATTTCTCACGTTAAATTTATTTTTAAGTTCTTTAGTGGTTTCAGTACCAATATTGGTTGTACCTTTATTTACTTGATTCTTAAAATCTTTGTATGTCTTAAGTTTAGATGATGTAGGTCTAATATATTCTGGCACTGTGTAAGTGTTTTTTCTAGTACTTGGATCACGTATAACGGGATGACGATGTCTATGTTGAACCTGTTTGTGATAATAGTCTTTAAAAGAATCCAACATATATGTATATTTATAAAAAAACCCTGATAGTTGCCTATCAGGGTTAACTTTTTTTATATTACTTATTAAGCTGGTTGAAAGAATGTGTCACCCACTTTTGATGTCGTTACTGATTTAACAGTGTTCTTATGCTTAGGACCAATAAGTTCTGTACCCTTCTTTTGGTTTACTAATGGATGACCTTCTGTACCATCATCACCCACCTTGTCAGTCACCTTACTGTCACCACCTTTACCAGGTCTAGCTAATTTTGATACTGTGCTATCAACTACGTTATTCTTACCTTTAGGACCTATCCAACCAGAACCCTTCATGTTCTGCTTAACAAGTGGCTCACCGAGCACTTCTGCTTCGATTTCTTCACCCATTGGTGCATCATCACCCATTGCTTGTTCATCTTCTTCACTACCACCAAACTCATCTTCCATTTCATTACCCATATCTTCTTCACCCATATCTTCTTCACCACCGAGGACGGCTGATAATAATGAATGTAATTGTTCAGCAACATCTCTTGGCATAGAGATGGTAATTTCTTCACCACCCATATCTTCTGCTTCATTACCACCTAAGTCACCCTCAAGGGCTGCATCGGTTGCACCAAGAGCAATAGCGTCATCGTCTGCCATTACATCTTCATATAATTTATCAAAAATTGACTTATCATTCTTCATACCATTATTTATGTTCCTTTCATTAATTTTCTGTGAGGCTTTAATATTTTTTTGTTGTCCTTGTGAGTATTTATTTACTTGATAAAAATTACCAACTTGCTTTGGACCTGGCTCAATTGGCTCTTCTAAAGTATTGGTACCTTCATTAGCCTTAGGACCTGAATTCTTAATAAATGCTGGTTCCTTTGGTGTTTCATCAGCAGATAAAAAAGTGTTCTTAACTGTTTTGGTATGTGTTGATTTCACAGCTGTGTTCTTACCTGAACCAGCTGGTTTATAGTTTTTTGAATCTTTTAACTTAAAGTTAAGTGCATTCATTAAGTGTTTAGTTTTACCAAATTGATCAAATTTTTCATTACGCAACTTGGCCAACACTGCACCAGCTATCTTTCTACCAGCTTTTTTTGAACCATGTTTTTTAGCTGCACCTTTAGCAATTTTTGCGAAATTTTTACCTTTCATACCTATATCTTTACCCTTTCTGGCCTGTTTGGCAGAGTAGGATTTCATACCTTCATAAACACTTTCATCATCCTCTTCATCACCTTGAATGTTAGCTCTCACCGGTGGCATATCATCGCTATCACTTTTACCCTCTGTTTGTTCTTCATATTCAACTTCGTCTTCTTCACCTTCCTTATTACCGAAAGCTTTGTTAGCTCTAGCTATTTCCCAGTCTTCTAAATTTTTATTCTTGTTAATATCAGCTTTCTTGGTATTTACACCAGGTTGGACAGTTGCTTCATTAAGCACGTTTTGTTTATTAGATGTTGACTTATTTAAAATGTTAAGATACATTTCATTCAACATGTTGGAATTCTTATCACTTGTTGATGAATAGAGATTGTTTGTAGTAGGAGCAGGGGTATAGGTTTTCTCTACAATAGGTGTAATCTGATTGTATAGATCTGCAATACTTTGCATTTGACGAGTCAAATTCATATATGTATATTTATAGTCTCCAATGTAAATATACGTATGGCCATTGTAAAACAAAGAGAACATTACCTAGGTAATCCAAATTTACCTACTGTTCATAGTACTTTTGAATACACTCCTGAAATGGTGAAGGAAATTAAGAAATCTTCAAAAGATATTATACATTTTGCAACCACATATTTTTATATAATTAGTATTGATGATGGTAGAAATTGCATAGATTTACATAAGTGTCAAAAGAGGGTACTAAAAAAGATGATGGCCAGTAGATTCTTTATCTTATTAGCATCTCGTCAGATTGGCAAAACGACATTAATGACCATATATGCACTTTGGTATGTATGTTTTAATGAAGATCAAAAAGTGTTAATTGTTGCAAATAAAGAGGGTACAGCAAAGGAAATCTTCGGTAGAATACGTCTTGCATATGAAGAATTACCTAACTGGCTTAAACCAGGTGTTAAAGAATATGGTAAAGAATCAATGGTTCTCACTAATGGTAGTTCAATAGGTATTAGCACTACCACTGGCACTGCTGCTCGTGGTATGTCTGTTAGTTTACTTATATTAGATGAGTTGGCATTTATTGAACATCATATAGTTCATGAATTCTGGAAATCGGTGTTTCCAATCGTTTCTTCATCTAAAAAGTCAAAAATCTTTATTGCCTCTACTGCAAATGGCACTGATAATTTATTTTATGATATTTATAGTAAAGCTGAGGCTAAGTTAAATAACTGGGAATATGATAAAGTTCTATGGAGTGAAATACCTGGTAGAGATTTACTTTGGAAACGTGAAATGGTATTAGGTGTAGGTAGTGAAGAAGCATTTGATCAAGAATTTGGTTGTAAATTTATCCAAACAGGTGAGTCTGCTGTGGATGAAGTATTGTTTAATCATTTAAAGAAAACAATTAGAGAACCTATATACACATTTGATGATGGTAATTACATTATATATAAAGATATAGATCCTAATGGTATATATGTTGCTGGGGTTGATGTTGGTGAGGGTATGAATGAAAACTATACAGTAGTTCAAATCTTAGATATTCAAGATCTTACCAACATAGAACAAGTAGCCAAGTATAAGAGTAACTCTGTAGCTCCAGTGCATTTCACTAAGAAACTATATGAAATCTTAGTACAATGGGGATCACCACTGGTGGCAATTGAAAGAAATAATTGCGGAGCACAAGTGGTTGATCAACTATTCTTTTCATTTAATTATACAAATTTGATTAATTTTAGCCCCGCCAATACGTCTGGTAATAAGAAAGGTGTCGTTAGCCACACTAATGTCAAATTTAAAGGTGTGATGAACAAACGTTATTGGATGAAAGAAAAGAAAGCTGTAGCAATTAGAGATGAAAGCACTTTAAAAGAACTCAAAAACTTTGTAAGATATCCAAACGGTACATGGAAAGCTAGACCTGGTGCAGATATATTTGATGATGAAGTTATGGCTTTAGTGTGGGGGTTGATAGTATTGGAAAATGATTTAGTGGAGAAATATTTTATGGTTGAAAAGTATGATGATAATAAACGACCATTAGTGGTGAAATCATTTAATAATGCAAGATCTACACAAATTAAATCGTTTGATTCAATTTATTACGGTATGAATGATTTAAATCAAGGGTTACCATCACCATTTGTTTTTACCTCAGGAGAATCCTCTAATGGTGATATAGAAGAGTTACAAACTATGGGTTGGAAATTTTTCGAACGACCAACCCCATAATAAATAATAGTGTGCCTGACATTCCTTTAAATGCTACACCATTTGAACAAGCTCCTTTAAATAAACAAAGAGCGGATAAATTTTTACTGATTATTACACCACCTGCTATATTTAGAAACTATGATTTAGATAGAATATATCCTGAAGCAATACAGTATAGCGTATATGGCACCGTAATACCTGCTGTAACTGTACCTTCAGTTACAGTTGGATATGCTAATCAAACGTTAAAGGTGTCTAGTTATTCTAGAACACCTTATGAAGATATTTCGGTAAATTTTACAGTGGATAATAGATTTAAAAACTATTACTTCATTTATAAGTGGTTGGATATATTAAATGAT